ATGCAGGATGCAAGCGGGGGTGGCGCACCCCTGACGGGGGCGGAACTGCTGGACCACGCGCTGCGCGTGTTTGACGCAGCGGCGGCGGATGTGGCGGCGGCACTGGTAGGGGTGCGGCGGAGCGGGGGCGATGGATCGCATCGCACCTTGCAGGCGGTGCGGGATCTTCAGGCGGCGCTGGCCGTCTTGATGGATGAAAGGGTGAAAATTGAAAGGCTTCGCAACCAAGTGGCCGGCGTTGTCGGGGGACGGACGCTCGACCTTGACGCGGCGCGCGATGAGATCGGGCGCCGTCTGGCTCGCCTCCGCGACGCCGGAGGTGGTGACTGAGTTCCTGCATGGCCTGAGCGAGGGCGCCTTTCTGGCGCTGCCCTGGCTGTTCGAGTTCTGGGCGTTGCCGCACCAGATCGCGCCCGATGGGGCCTGGCGGACATGGGTGATCATGGGCGGGCGCGGTGCGGGCAAGACGCGCGCCGGGGCGGAATGGGTGCGGGGGCAGGTGGAAGGGGCCGGGCCGGCCGATGCGGGGCGCGCGCGCCGCGTGGCGCTGGTGGGCGAGACGGTGGATCAAGTGCGCGAGGTGATGATCTTTGGCGAAAGTGGGATCATGGCCTGTGCGCCCCCCGACCGCCGCCCGGTCTGGGAGGCGGGGCGCAAGCGGCTGATCTGGCCGAACGGGGCGGTGGCGCAGGTGGTATCCGCCCATGATCCCGAAAGCCTGCGGGGGCCGCAATTCGATGCCGCATGGGCGGATGAATTGGCGAAATGGCCGCGCGCGCAGGAGACGTGGGACATGCTGCAATTCGCGCTGCGACTGGGCGATCTGCCGCAGGCGGTGGTGACGACGACGCCGCGCAATGTGCCGGTGCTGAAGGCGATCCTGAAGAACCCCTCCACCGTTGTGACCCATGCGCCGACAGAGGCCAATAAGGCCAATCTGGCGGCGTCCTTCCTGCATGAGATGGAGGCGCGCTATGGCGGCACACGGCGCGGGATGGAGGAGTTGGAGGGGCTGCTGGTCGAGGATGCCGAGGGGGCGCTTTGGACGCGGCAGATGATCGAGGCGGCGCAGGGCGCGGGCACCGAGGGGCTGACGCGGGTGGTGGTGGCGGTGGACCCGCCCGCCAGCGTGGGCGAGGGCGCGGATGAATGTGGCATCGTGGTGGTGGGCGCCCGGCTGGAAGGACCGCCGCAGGAATGGCGCGCCGTGGTGCTGGAGGATGCCAGCGTTCAGGGCAAGGGCGCGGCTGATTGGGCCGCCGTTGCGGTGGAGGCGTTCCGCCGCCACGGGGCCGACCGGATGGTGGCGGAGGTGAACATGGGCGGCGATCTGGTGGCCGCCGTGATCCGCCAGCAGGACCCGTTCCTGCCCCTGCGAATGGTGCGGGCGAGCAAGGGAAAATCGGTGCGCGCCGAACCCATCGCCGCGCTTTATGAGCAGGGGCGCGTGGGGCATCTGGGCGGTCTGGGCCGCCTTGAGGCGCAGATGGGGCAGATGACGCGGGCCGGCTTTGTGGGCCGGGGATCGCCGGACCGGGTGGATGCGCTGGTCTGGGCGCTGACCGATCTGATGCTGGACGCGGCGGCGGGCTGGCGGCGGCCGCAGGTGCGGACGCTCTGACTTTCGGACGAGTGGCGGGTTTTGACCTCTGGCGGCCTTGGGCCGGCCGGCAAGGGAGGCGTGGGTGATGGTGTTGCGGTTCTTGCGGAAGGCCCCGGTGGCTGTGCCTGAGGTGAAGGCAAGTGCGGTGGGGCGGGTGGTGGCCTGGGGACAGGGGGGCCGTGTGGCGTGGTCGGCGCGGGATGTGGGGAGCCTGTCGCGCAGCGGGTTCATGGGCAACCCGGTGGGGTTTCGCGCGGTGCGGCTGATTTCCGAGGCGGCGGCGGCGCTGCCTGTGGTGGTGCAGGATGCGGCACGGCGATACGAGGTGCATCCCTTGGCCGCGCTAATGGCGCGGCCCAACGCGGCGCAGGGGCGGGCGGAGCTGCTGGAGGCGATTTATGGGCAGCTTCTGCTAAGCGGGAATGCCTATCTGGAGGCGGTTCCGGGGGAGGGGGCGCTGCCCGATGAGGTGCATGTGCTGCGATCGGATCGGATGGCGGTGGTGCCGGGGGCGGATGGGTGGCCGGTGGCCTATGATTACACCGTGGCGGGGCGGACGCATCGGTTCGACATGCGGGGGCAGACGGCGCCCATCTGCCATATCCGCAGCTTCCATCCGCAGGATGACCATTACGGGTTCTCGCCGCTGCAGGCGGCGGCGGTGGCGATTGATGTGCATAACGCGGCCTCTGCCTGGTCGAAGGCGCTGCTCGACAATGCGGCGCGGCCTTCGGGGGCGATCGTCTATCGGGGCGTGGAGGGGCAATCCATGCTGACGGCCGAGCAATATGAGCGGCTGGTGGGCGAGATGGAGAGCCACCATCAGGGCGCGCGCAATGCTGGGCGGCCGATGTTGCTGGAAGGGGGGCTGGACTGGAAGCCGATGGGGTTTTCGCCCAGCGACATGGAATTCCAGCGAACCAAGGAGGCGGCGGCGCGCGAGATTGCCACGGCCTTTGGCGTGCCGCCCATGCTGCTGGGGGTTCCCGGTGATGCGACCTATGCCAACTATGCCGAGGCGAACCGCGCCTTCTATCGGCTGACGGTGCTGCCCTTGGCGGCGCGGGTCTTGGCGGCGTTGTCGCATTGGCTGGCGGGCTTTACCGGCGAGGCGGTGGAGATGCGCCCCGATCTGGACCTGATCCCGGCGCTGGCGGTGGAGCGGGATGCGGCCTGGGCGCGGGTGGCGGCGGCAGATTTCCTGACGGCGGGCGAGAAGCGCCAGGCGCTGGGGTTGCCGCCCTTGGAGGTGGAATGACGGCGCGGGGCGGGGCGGCGGGTTCAGGGGGCGGGTCGCGCTTCCTGTTCGACAGTTTCGATGCGGCCACGGCGCGGATCGAGGCCAATGAGCGGGTGGCCGAGGAACGCTGGTCGGCGCTGGATTACCGGCTGTCCCATATCGAGACGTCGCTGGAGCGGCTGGAGCGGCGGATCTGGGTGATGGTCTTTGGCGGGGCGGCCTTTCTGCTGGCGCAGGGGGCGGAGGCGTTGGTGCAGGCGGCGATGGTGAGGTGAGGGATGGAACTGGAGCGGAAGTTCACGCGCGCCGAAGGCGGGCTGGCGGTGACGGGGGCGGGGCTGGAGGGCTATGCCTCGGTCTTTGGGGTGGCGGATCAGGGGGGCGATGTGGTGCTGCCCGGCGCCTATGCGGCCAGCCTGAAGCGGCTGGCGGCAGAGGGGCGGCGGGTGAAGATGCTGTGGCAGCATGATCCGGCGCAACCCATCGGGGTGTGGGACGAGGTGCGCGAGGATGCGCGGGGGCTGTGGGTGAAGGGGCGGCTCTTGACGGATCTGGCGCAGGGGCGCGAGGCGGCGGCGCTTTTGGCGGCGGGGGCGATGGACGGATTGTCCATCGGATACAGGACGTTGCGGGCAGATCGTGATGCAAGAGGTCAGCGGCGGCTGGCAGAGGTGGAGTTGTGGGAAGTGTCGCTGGTGACATTCCCGATGCTGCCCGCGGCGCGGGTGGCGGCCAAGGCGGCGGAGGGTCTGCTGGGAGAGTTGGCGTGGGTTCTGCGCGGCGCGCGGGACAGGTTGGCGGCGCGGTGAGCGCGCCTGTTTGAGGGAAGGAACGACGATGGAAGCGAAAGCTGTGGCCGCCGGGGATGATGCCCCGCGCGGGGTGGAGGCGGTTTTGGACGTGAAGGCCGCGCTGACGGATTTTCTGAGCGAAGTCAGCGCATTTCAGGGGGAAGTGAAGGCTTTGGTGCAACAACAGGATGCGCGGATGACGATGCTGGATCGGAAGATGACGGGATATGGGCGCCCGCCCTTGGCGGTGGCCGAGACGGGGGCGCCGCATCGCAAGGCGTTCAACGCTTATGTGCGGACGGGCGATGATGACGGGCTGCGCGGGCTGGTGCTGGAAGGCAAGGCCCTGAACTCCGCCGTGGCGGCGGATGGCGGCTATCTGGTCGATCCGCAGACAGCGGAGGCGATCCGGTCGATGCTGGTGTCCACCGCATCCATCCGGGCGATCGCGCAGGTGGTGCAGGTGGAGGCGGCGTCGTTTGATGTGCTGATCGACCGGTCGGAGGTGGGATCGGGCTGGGCGACCGAGACGGCGGCACAGGCCGAAACGGCCACGCCGCTGCTGGAGCGGGTGTCGATCAAGCTGCACGAACTGTCGGCCATGCCGAAGGCGAGCCAGCGCCTGCTGGATGACAGCGCCTTTGACGTGGAGGGCTGGCTTGCGGGCAAGATCGCGACGCGGTTCCTGCGGGCGGAGTCGGCGGCCTTTGTGTCGGGCGACGGGGTGGACAAGCCCAAGGGGTTTCTGACCCCGCCCAAGGTGGCCAATGCGTCCTGGGCTTGGGGGAGCCTTGGCTATGTGCCGTCTGGCGCGGCTTCGGACTTTTCCGCAACGAATCCCGCGGATTGCATCATCAACCTCGTCTATGCGCTGGGGGCGGAATATCGCGCCAATGCGACCTTCGTTATGAATTCCAAGACGGCCGGCGCTGTGCGGAAGATGAAGGATGCCGATGGGCGTTTCCTGTGGTCGGACGGGTTGGCGGCGGGAGAGCCTGCGCGGCTGATGGGCTATGCGGTGCTGATCTGCGAGGACATGCCCGATATCGCGGCGGGCGCCCATGCCATCGCCTTTGGCGATTTCCGCGCGGGATACACCATCGCGGAGCGGCCCGATCTGCGCATCCTGCGCGATCCGTTCAGCGCCAAGCCCCATGTGCTGTTCTACGCCTCCAAGCGTGTGGGGGGTGAGGTGACAGATTTCGCGGCGATCAAGCTGTTGCGGTTTGCGGTGTCGTAAGCGGTGCCGGGGTCGGGCCGGTGGCCCGGCCCCCCTTTGGGTGTGGTTGGGGGTGCGATGATGGTGCTGGAAGAGACGGGGGTGGTGCCGGCTGCGGCGCTGCCGGTGGCGGCGCTGGCCGATCATCTGCGGCTGGGGACGGCCTTTCAGGGCGATCTGGCGCAGGCGGCGATGCTGGAGAGCCTGTTGCGCGCGGCCCTTGCGGTGGTGGAGGGCCGGACGGGCAAGGCGCTGCTGGCGCGGGAGTTTCGGATCCTGCTTGGCGCGTGGCGCGGGATTGCGGCGCAGGCGCTGCCGCTGGCGCCGGTTTCGGCCCTGGATGAGGTGGCGCTGGTGGACAGCGCGGGCGCGCGGGTCGTGCTGGAGGCGGCGCGCTACCGGCTGGAGCGGGATGCGCATCGGCCCCGGCTGGTGATGGTGGCGGGCACGTTGCCGATGATCCCGGCCAGCGGTCGGGTCGAGATCGCGCTGACGGCAGGGTTTGGCGCCGATTGGGCGGATGTGCCTGCGGACCTTCAGCAGGCGGTGATGCTGCTGGCGGCGCAGTTCTACGAGACGCGGCATGACGCGGGGGATGGGGTGGCCGGGCTGCCCTTGACCGTGCAGGCGCTGCTGGAACGGTGGCGGACGGTGCGCCTGTTGGGCGGGGGTGCGTGATGAGGGCGGTGCGGTTGACGCGGGCGCTGGTGCTGGAGGCGGCGGCGCGCGTGGCCGATGGTGCGGGCGGCTTTGCCGAGGTGTGGCAGGTGCGGGGGACGGTCTGGGCCGAGGTGCGGCCCGGTGCGGGGCGCTCGGGCAATGCGCTGGGTGCGGCGGTGGCGGTGCAGCCTTTGCGGATCGTGGTGCGCGGCCTGCCTGCGGGCCATGCGATGCGGCCCGCGGCTGGGATGCGGTTTCGCGACGGGGCGCGGCTGTTCCGCCTGCTGGCGGTGACCGAGGCGGATGCGGGCGGGCGTTTTCTGATCTGCGCGGCAGAGGAGGTATCAGGATGAGCTATGGCCTTGCGGGGGCCGTGCAGGTGGCGGTGCATGGGGCGCTGGCGGCCCATCCCGATCTGGCGGGGGTGGCGGTGATGGATGCCGTCCCGCCGGGGGGCGCGGTGGGAACCTTTGTCCTGATCGGGGCGGACGAGGTGCGCGATGCGTCGGACGTGACAGGCGCGGGGGCGGAGCACCGGGTGGAGATTTCGGTCCGGTCGGATGCGGCGGGGTTTCTGGCGGCCAAGGCTGTGGCGGCGGCGGTCTGCGGCGCGATGGAGGGGCTGGCGCTTGCCCAAGGGCGGATCGTGGGCGTGTGGTTCCAGAAGGCGAAGGCGGTGCGGTCGGACGATGGTGCGGAGCGGCGGGTCGATCTGACCTTTCGGTTGCGGGTAGAGGCATGAGGAGCGCGTGATGGCGGTGCAGAACGGCAAGGATTTGCTTTTGAAGGTGGATCTGACCGGGGACGGGCAGTTCGAGACGGTGGCGGGGCTGCGCGCGACGCGGATCAGCTTCAACGCCGAGACGGTGGATGTGACCAGTCTGGAAAGCGCGGGGGGCTGGCGCGAATTGCTGGCGGGCGCGGGCGTGCGGTCGGCGCAGGTGAGCGGGGCGGGGGTGTTCCGCGATGCGGACACCGACGCGCGGGCGCGGCAGATCTTCTTTGATGGCGAGATGCCAGGGTTTCAGGTGATCATCCCCGATTTCGGCGTGGTGGAGGGGCCGTTCCAGATCACCGCGATCGAATATGCCGGAAGTTTCAATGGCGAGGCGACCTATGAGCTTTCGCTCGCCTCGGCCGGGGCTTTGACCTTTACGGCGCTGTGATGGCCAATCCTTGGGCGGGCGAGGTGGAGGTGCTGCTCGATGGGCGGCCGCATGTGGCGCGGCTGACGCTGGGGGCGCTGGCCGAGCTGGAGGCGGGCCTGGGCGAGGGGTCGCTTATGGATCTGGTGGCGCGGTTCGAGGCGGGGCGATTTTCCAGCCGCGATGTGCTGGCCCTGCTGGTGGCGGGCTTGCGCGGGGGCGGCTGGCAGGGCCGCGCGGGCGATCTGATGACGGTGGAGATCGGCGGCGGCCCGGTGGGGGCGGCGCGGGCGGCGGCAGAGTTGCTGGCGCGGGCCTTTGCGCTGCCCGGGGATGGCGCGTGATTGATTGGGCCGGGTTGATGCGGGCAGGGATCGGCGGGCTGCGGCTGGACCCGGCGCTGTTCTGGCGACTGACGCCGGCAGAATTGCGGCTGATGCTGGGGCTGGAGGTGGCGGTGCCGCCCCTGACGCGGGCACGGCTGGCGGAACTTGTGGCGGCTTTTCCTGATGGAGGGATGACGGATGGCGGAAGTGGAGGCGCTGGCGGCGCTGGAGGCGCGGATGGAGGGGGCGCTGCCGGTGGCGGCGGCCTTTGAGGCGGAACTGGCGCGGCTGTCGCAGACCATGCTGTTCACGGGGCGCGAGGTGACATCGCTTTCCGGTGCCCTGGGTGGGGGGCTGCGGCGGGCCTTCGACGGGGTGATGTTTGACGGGATGCGCCTGTCGGATGCCTTGCGCGGTGTGGCGGCGAGCATGGCGGCATCGGTCTATGCGGTGGCGATGCGGCCCGTGCAAACCGCGATCGGCGGGGCTTTGGCCGAGGGGATCAACGGGATGCTGTCGGGGGTGCTGCCTTTTGCCAAGGGGGGCGCGTTTTCGCAGGGCAGGGTGACGCCTTTCGCCCATGGCGGGGTGGTGGCGTCGCCTGCCGTCTTTCCGATGCGGGGTGGGATCGGGTTGATGGGCGAGGCGGGGCCGGAGGCGATCTTGCCCCTGGCGCGGGGCGCAGATGGGCGGCTGGGCGTGCAGGCGGGCGGCGGGGCGGCGCGGCCGGTGACGGTGGTGATGAACATCGCGACGCCGGATGTGGCGGGGTTCCAGAGGAGCCAGAGCCAGATCGCGGCGCAGGCGGCGCGGGCCTTGGCGCGCGGGCAGAGAAACAGGTGAGGGGTGGGCATGGGTTTCCATGAGGTGCGGTTTCCGGCGAATCTGAGCTTTGGCTCCACCGGCGGGCCGGAGCGGCGGACAGAGATCGTCACGCTGGCCAACGGGTACGAGGAGCGCAACACGCCCTGGGCGCAATCGCGGCGGCGCTATGATGCGGGGCTGGGCCTGCGGTCGCTGGACGACGTGGCCGCGCTGCTGGGTTTCTTCGAGGCGCGGCGGGGGCAGTTGTTCGGGTTTCGTTGGAAGGATTGGGCGGATTTCAAATCCTGCAGGCCGTCGGGGAAGGTGTCCGATCTGGATCAGGCCATCGGAACCGGGGACGGGGCGGCGACGGTGTTTCAACTGGCCAAGACCTATGACCCGGAGGGCCATGCTTTTCACCGCCCGATCCTGAAGCCGGTGGCGGGTACGGTGGTGGTGGCGGTGGCGGGGAACCGGCAGGTGGAGACGGTGGATTACGTGCTGGATGCGGCGGTGGGGACGGTGACCTTTGTCCTGCCACCAGATGTGGGCACAGCGGTGACGGCGGGGTTTGAATTCGACGTGCCAGTGCGGTTCGACACGGACCGGATCGCGGTATCGGTCGCGTCGTTTCAGGCGGGCGAGGTGCCTTCGGTGCCGGTGGTGGAGGTGCGGCTGTGAGCGGGCTGGCGGATCATCTGGCGGGGGGGATCACCACCACCTGCCTGTGCTGGGCGGTGACGCGGCGGGACGGGGTGGAAATGGGGTTCACCGACCATGACCGCGATCTGGCCTTCGAGGGGGTGACGTTCCGCGCGGGGACCGGGCTTACGGCGCGGGCGCTGGCGCAGGTGGCCGGGCTGGCGGTGGACAATTCCGAGGCGGTGGGGGCGCTGTCGGATGCGGGCGTGCGGGCCGAGGATATCACCGCGGGCCGGTTCGACGGGGCGGCGGTGCGGCTGTGGCAGGTGAACTGGCAGGATGTGGCGGCGCGCGAGATGCGCTTTCGCGGCACGCTTGGCGAGGTGACGCAGGCGGGGGCAGAGTTCCGGGCGGAATTGCGGGGCCTTAGCGAGGCGTTGAACCGCACGGAGGGGCGGGTGTTGCAGCCGGGCTGCGATGCCGTGCTGGGGGATGCGCGCTGTGGGGTGGACCTGTCATTGCCGGAGTTTGGCGGGGTGTTCGCGGTAGAGGCCGTGCGCGAGGGCCGGGTGCTGGTGCTGGCCCTTGCGGGCGGGTTCGCGGCGGGGTGGTTCGCGCAAGGCACGCTGCGCATCTTGGACGGGGCGGCGGCGGGTCTGAGTGGATCGGTGAAGCGGGACGCGGTGGAGGATGGGCTGCGTCTGGTGGAATTGTGGGAGGAACCCGCGATCCTGCCCGCGCCGGGGGACCGGGTCGATCTGCGCGCCGGCTGTGACCGGATGGCGGAGACGTGTCGTTCTAAATTCAGCAATTTCATGAATTTCCGGGGCTTTCCGCATGTGCCGGATGAGGATTGGATCACCGCATCGCCCCGCCGCAGCATGCGCACGGGCGCGGCGTGAGCGCGCGGATCGTGGCGGCCGCGCGCGGTTGGATCGGGACGCCCTATGTGCATCAGGCCAGTGCGAAAGGCGCAGGCACGGATTGCCTTGGCCTGTTACGGGGGGTGTGGCGCGAGGTGCTGGGGGCAGAGCCCGAGGCGGTGCCGCCCTATACGCCTGACTGGTCCGAGGCCGCGCGGCGCGAGGATCTGTGGGCGGCGGCGGGGCGCTGGCTGATCCCGCTGCCGCCGGGGCGCGCGGGGCCGGGGCAGGTGCTGTTGTTCCGGATGCGGCAGGGGGCGGTGGCCAAGCATCTGGGGATTTCGGTGCCGGCTGCGCAGGGTGAGGCGTTTGTCCATGCCTATACCGGGCATGGGGTGGTGGAGAGCTCGCTTAGCGCGCCTTGGGCGCGGCGGATCGTGGGGCGGTTCGCCTTTCCAATTCAGGAGTGA